CTCAGGAAGTACCAACAAATGCCCGCCAGTCGGAATAATACCAGATTGATTAATATCCATAATGTTTGTGCTCATAATTATTACCCTTTTAAATAATTGTTATTCTTAATAACCGCTTATCTCATTAACTTCATTCTCTACAGCATCACCATCAAAAGAAATATTCAATATTTGATCAAGCCCTTCAATATTTCCAACTACTCTGTTTGTCATGCCATGAGTCTCATATGCATTTTGACCAATAGTATTTCCATTAATTAACTTACTTTCCATAACCTTACGAACTTTTCTAAGTTCTGTAAGAAGCTCTATTGTGACTGCATTAGTTTTCCACTCTTGGAATTGTTCACTAGTTAGCATCGTAATGTCCTTAATCTTGATTTACTTTCTCCAATTCTTTCTTTCGCTTATTTGCAGCAGTTGTTACATTCCCAGCATAAAAGACATTCTTGTCTGAAGCATCATCCTTGTTCTTACCTAACCCAAGTGCACGTAAGAAAGAAAACGTACCTTTCTTCTTCTTTTCTAATTCATCCATATGGTCTCCTTAACTATATTCACGTTCAACAGTACTTTCTTTTAATCCACCAGGAGCTTTGCCAAGACTTTGCTGAGATCTCCCAAGTTCTAATTGCCCAGAGATTTGCTTATCCTTAAGAGCTAGTTCTGTAAAATCATTGTCCATGTCTGCAATTGTCTTCTCTTGCTCAAGTTGTGCTTTTGGAACTTCGACCAGAATCTTCTGAGTTTCAGCATTCAACTTGGCAACCTTTGCACTCAGTTCTGCAATCTCAGCTTGGAGTTTCTGCATAGCAAGTTGTTCAGCAGGATCAGGCTGGTCTTCTGCAGGAAAGAACCTTTCAACATCTTCGATATCAAGAGCAAGTAAGTATTGCCGCAAGATTTCCTGATCATTCAATCCTTGCCCTCGCAACTCTAGCATGGCCTTCGCCTTAAGAAGCCGCTGCATCATTGTCGTGCTGTTCGGATCACTAACCGGCACTACATCGAAATCTGCACTAGAGAAGTCAGCCTGAACAATTGCTTGCTGATCATCCAGGACAACACTATATGTCATCTGGTCGAGATAAAGAGCATTCAACCGCCTTAACTTTATGAACTCTTTATACTGGCTACGATAAAGTCTCTTGTGGATTGCACTGTAGACTTGCAAACCTTGTTCAATAAGTGCAAGAACAGACTCAGCCGGAACATTCGCGCCTGGAGAATTGCCAGCAAGAATCTCTGTCATGCCGGCAAGTTCTTTACCACTTTCGATTAGCAATCCGAGCAATTGGAAGAGAACATTACTTGGCTCACGTACTGGCATGGGAAAGATGTTCTTCCGCAGATCGTCGCCGGTAGCATCAACTGGTTTCCACTCTCCGGATTTGACCTGAATGGATTTGCCCCGTCCGAGTTTAAGTCCTCTACCCAGGAATCCAGACTGACGATTAGATAATGTCCCGGCATCGAGAAGCTGATTAATAACTGTGTTTATGGCTGAGTTGCTGCTCATCAAAAGTGAGCCAAACCCCATGCCATAGAACCCGCCATCAATCGCAGGCATGAAAATAAAGCGAGTAAAATACTGTTCAGGGATGATCTTAACAATCGGTCCGTCTGGATCAGTTACTCCGCTTTCATCAGACTTGCGAATAATACCATCCGTGGCAAACCGAGGAGAAATCCTTACTAACTTCTGAGATTGCTCATGCACAGTGACAACGTATGGTTCTTGATAACCATCACCATCTAGGTCATACCAACGATGTTGTTCAAGGAACAAATGTGGAGTATCTTCATCTACGTCAGCAGTCTTATCGCTGGTAGCCTGACCAAGTTCTGCTACATCAAACTTGATAAATATCCCAGAGTTGATTCTTTCAACAATTTCGTTATGGTACAAATAGATTCTATGTGTAACTCGTGGAGCCCGTTCTAAGGATTCGGCAAAGTAATTTACAACCAGATCATCAGCGAAGACTATCTGAGATACAGACTTCCGTTCAATTGCATCGAAGTAACTCTTTTTGAATACACAACCGATTGCTGGTAACGTAAAAAGTAGCTGGTCAACTCCTTCTTCCCAATCTTCCATTAGTGACAGAAGCTGGAAAGACATAAACTGAGAAATTCGTTGAGCTTTATCAAACTTAACGTTGTCAGGATCAGCTCCAACTACCTTGCCTTTGACAACCTCGTTACCTTTGATGAGTTCAGGATATGCGCGAGCAGCAAACTGAATGCAGGCATTAATGATTAATGGATACTTAACATTCGCAACAACTTCGCCTGCATAGACTTTCTTCTTTATGAGCAGCTTAGCAAGATCAATGATCTGCACATTGAGTGCTTCCCAGTCAGTGCGGCTAGCCAGATCGAGCTTATAGCCCTCAAGTACTTTAGTTGTTATATCTACTAAGGTTTCCTTATTTTGTTTGTCAGCCAAGTTAGTAATGAGAACAACTGCTTCAGCACGAAGAGCTTCTTTCTCTACAAGGGCAGTTGTGAGCGGATCAACTTGAGTGGGAGCAATAATATCTTCAATTGGTTCTTCAGTTGCCCAAAATGGAACTTGACCACTTAGACTTGCCTGTTCGGTGTCTGGCAAGTTTGATCCTGTGTTAAGGGTTGAGTTGGTTCGTGTAGGCAGCTTCGCTGCTTGGCCAGCTATAATTGCATTCGCCATGGGCGTAGATGGATTGCCTGGATCAACAAGTTCCTCGACAGGAAATTCAAAACCATTATTAGCCATTATTAATTTCCTGTAAGTTAATCTGCATCCGTAGGTTTGAGTCTAAAGATAACAAGTAAAGAGTCTCAATTAAAAGAGTGTAATGTGTAGGCGACTTCGTCGCTTGCAATACCTTACCCACTTTAGGTGTTAATTAAATTCCATCGAGTTTCTGCTTCTTCTTGATTAGCACCATAAACAGTTATTCGATGTTCAGCAAAAGGAAACTTTTCTTGTTCTTCATCAATTTCACATTCTGTAACCCAAGCAGACAAATAAGTATCTTTTACTTTCAGTGTAGTCTGAAAAGAAGAAGGTTTCTTTTCACAAAACTTACAATCTTTTAATTCCATAATTATACTTCTTTAATAACGAGGAAACGATTTGTCCAGATCGTCTTTTCAATCATAGCAGTAGGATTATTTAATGAATATTCTTCAATCATTTTTGCATGACTACCATCAATAGGCTTTTCCCAAACTTGCACCATTACCTTATGATCGCTTGTATCTGCATTCTCAACTCTGATTGCTTTTGTCATTTTCTTTTCTCCAAAACTTTTTAAGTGGCTTACTTGCAGAAGCAACAAATTCGCCTGCTCTTGCTATGATTTCTGAAAAGTCACTATGTTGAAAAAAGAAGTAAAGTCTATTAGAATCTCTTGACATATCTAAGTTTGGATAAAATCTGAAACCCATTTCAATACAAACAAATTCAATAGCCTCATGAAGCAAAATAGAAAAGCATTCATGCCAATTTTCAGTTTTAATTCCTACTCTAATTTCAGCTGATCCTGCTTTTGGTAAACAAGTAAGACTGCCACCACTTTCTTGAGTAGCAATTAGTTTTACTCTTCTAAGACCAAGTTCGAACTCTCCAAGAATCTTTTCACCTTTCATATAATATACTACTTAGTATCCTGTAACCAGACTTGCTTCCTGGTGATTGTACAATTCTGACTCTTCCCATGCCTGAAATTCCCAATAAGGCTTAGCGATTGCTCGCTTGAGTCCAGACATAACTAGATATCGAGTACAGTCCATAAGGTGGTCCTTGTCTTTAACAATCTGTCCGTTTTCATCCCGACGATAAATCCGAAACTCACTAAACCAATTAACCAGCGAACCAAACACTTTCAGGCGGTTAGTACTGAGCATTTGCCACACAGCATATAAGCCGGCTTCAACAGATTTGTTAGCATTCTCGAGGTCTAAGCCTAAACCTAGGTATTGTTCAAAAAGTTGCTTTCCGTCATCTTGCGAACGGCCATGTGCAGCTGAATCAACCACGCCTGGAATCCAATTTCCCCGAGCTTTTATCGCATCTGCATGGATCAATGGCAACTGTTGGCCCTGATAATATTCGGAATACAGATAAGTTATGTTGCTGGTCGGATCTGTGGCTGCCCAAACAGTTGCAGTCTTCTTCCAGCCTACATCCAACGCATAGCAGCGAAGCCAATGGTCTGGGATTGGAAAGTCAGCGACAGTAATATTAGATTCGAGGATTGGATAAATTGCACCAGCCCCAAGCTGAGGTACGCCTTTAGACCTGGCGTCTCGTTGATGTGGTGGAAGTGCTGCCCAGAGTTTATCTTTCTGTTCTTTGGTAAGATGTGGAGCATCATCCCATGTTGCCTGGATTAAGAACTTACTACCTTCTTGGTTATCTTCTATTTTTCCGTTCGGCATGAACTGAAGAACAGTATCAGTCAGGCCCTCTAGAGGAGTAAACGTGAGCATAATCAGGCCATTCGTTGTCATGGTCCGAGTTATACATTCAGTGTAGATTGGCAATGGACATTCTTCGTCCAGCCAGATTAGGTCTTGCTCAGTTCCTTCAAAAGACTTTCGACCTTCTGCATATGACTTGATCTTAATTCGAGATATGCCACCAGAGATATGCTTGACCAAGATCATGTCTATGGCATTAGCAACTCCGCCGGCTTTCGGGCTAGTTTTGATTATATACTTTTCTGGGATGAGTCCAGTACCATATTCTTCAGGATTGCCAATAAGTTTATATTGAACGATATCCCTGGCAGTTGTACTGGTGGTCCCACATGCCCAAATTGAAACTGGTTTGGTGAATCTCTTTCCAGTCCACCAACCTGGATAGCGACCGGTGGCATGTAGAGTTGTTTCGTATGCACCAATTCCTTCCGACTTGCCGATGCGGTTTGCAGCCATAATGCAACGTTCAGAAAATGTAGAACCGGCTGCAAAAAACTGCATGTGCTTAGGATAGTTATTTCGACTCAGCGGACCGTCATCTGGATAGTACTGGGTAATCTTATTTTGCTTAATCCGGATGTTCTTGGCTTGCAATAGTTTGAGGTATTGCTCTTTACGGTCTCTATCAAGGTGGGAAAGATCCATCATTATGACCTTTTAATATTGTGAAAGGGATCAAATGATAGATCTTCTAAAATTGAGGTATCTTCCATCAGAAGGGGCTCTTCAAAAGATTCGTCAGGAATAAATAGGCCGGCTTGTTCTTCAGTACAGAATAAATCTTCCAGAGATAAATCATCCTCGTTAGCAGGCATCGTGACAACAGCATGATCTGAAGTAAGAGGAATGGTCGTAAATGATAAGTTTTGGCGTAAGGATTTTTTAATCTCTGGAAGATTTTTACCACCAGTACGATTGATTGCTTCTTCGATTGCAGCTATCTCAGCATCGAGTTCTTCATCAGTTTTGGTTTGCAGCGTCATGTCGATGTTCAGCCGATCGGGAGCCTTATAACCATTGCGATCGAGAACATCTTTGGCTGCATTAAATTGTACGGATGCTGGAACAGCTTTGCGGGAACTAGAGTTGAGAAGGTGCTCGAATGTAGCGAGTGCTTCTTTGTTTAGACTGACAAGCTTTTTGCGGACGTCCAAAGTTGCTTCGTGTGCCCTGTCTTGAAGGCCATTCAAGTAAGCTTGTCCAAGCGGGGAACGCAAGATTGTAGATACGGATGATTGTGCCATGCCAAGACGCTCAGCGATTTCCTGATTTTTGTAGCCGTTGAAGGCCATCTGGATAATGTTGCGGTGCTGAGATTTTAGCTCTTTTAACATGGTTGACAGTATAGCAGTTGAGGATGGTAAAATGAATGGCCTGAACCTTTTTAAATGGCCTTATGGTAGCGTGACATATTATGGTAGAAAGGTCAATATAAAAATGCATAAGGACTTAATTTTCCTGCTTTTTCCATAATGCCGGCAAACATATTGCGCCACCTCTAATATATAATGCCTGGATGTTTTGCCAAGGCTATCAAGTTTCTATGTAAGCCAAGTTAAATGATTACTAAGTTATAATTGTTCCCGAGTAGTTGCTTGGCCGCCTGAATGTTCACAAATGAACAGGTTAATAGATGGTCCGTAATGACGGCATTGACTAGTTGTTTGTTTCCGCAAATTATATGAGAAAGCCTAATCCACTACAGGATGATCGAGGCATCCACATGCAGGCAGGTCACATGCAAGAAGAATTGTTCCCCTGGCTACGCCAGCAAACGTTCAGCAGGTATAGAGCATGAGCAGGTATCCCTGGCAAACTGTGGAACATTTCAACATGGAGAATAATTCAACATGATAATCCTAGCAAACTGGCGAGCATCATATAAATGATAATGCAGAATAACTCTTGACATCCTGGATATGGTGAGCTATTATAAGTGTGAAAGGTCAGGCAAGGTAGAAAATGAAACAAGGTGAAAATTAATTCTTGACATATCTTTCCACAGGTGATATACAGTAATTAACAGGCTGGAAATAGTTCTGGCCATAAGTAGTCTAACCATCATAAAGGAGTTTTATCATGGAAAAGAATGAACAGAAAAAAGAAATGACTGAGGAAGAATTAGATGAAATTGTTGCTAAAGTATTAGAAATATTAAAACCCTTCACGCCAGAAAGAAGAAAAGAAATTCTAAAGTTTTTTGAAGAAAAACTTTTTTCAAAATAAAACTTGACAATATCCTGGCCATGATATAAAACTGTCCATAACGGGAAGAAAATAGTTTTCTACCATTCAAACATTTCTAAATGAGGTAACATTATGGCACAATCAATATTTGTAACATTGGACACCTTGAAGACAGAGACAAGTGTACCTGCAATCGGTTCGATGGTACAGCATACTTTGCCTCGAAGCATCTTTCCTACCAGTGAACAGTTCAGCGATGAGGAAAAGTTAGTAGCTTGGGCAAAGGAAAGCGGTTGCCTGCATGCATGTTTGCAGAAAGGTGTACAGGCTAAACTTATTGATGCACGAGCAACTTTTAAGGCAACGAAAAAAGGTGCAGAATGGTCGGCTGCACTCGGACAAGAAAACGTGGACAAGATGAAATGGGAAGCCGCTGAACGTCCGGCAAGCGCAAAAAGTGATGAGCAGAAAGCTATTGAAGCTATGGCCAAACTTAGCCCGGAAGCACTTGCGGCCATTATTGCAGGTATGGCAGCTAACAATTAGTAACCATTCAACTCGGGCATGATTATAACGATTGTGCCCGAGCCGTGAGGTACAAGCATGAAATATTCAAAACGCTTCCTAGCATTCTTTAATCGCAAATCCGCGCCATACCTGCCTGAATGGGTTATTGAGTCATGGTATGTACAATTCAATGAAGTTGACTTCCACTTGGTGAAAATATGAAAATTACTAAGCTTGCAAAAGACGTAACCTACGGAATTATGTTTGCTAAAGAGATTAAGCTAACCTCAGATAGGGAAGAAATGAAAGTAGTTAGATGTATCTTATGTCACGATTGTCACAATGTTAGCAGAGTATTAAAGTATTTGGGTCTGATGCCTGAACGTTACAACAAAGCCATTCAGACTGGCATTTGTATTGAGCTATCACGATAATAAAAAAGCCTAACAACCTGGAGTTAACCTTAGCCCGATTAGGTTCATGTGACCTTTTCGGGCTTTTCTTATTGCAAATGCCTAACAAACTGTAAAATGCCTAACAGACTGGATTGAATGACTAGAGATTAGAGAATGGTTGTATGGTGGTTCGTTGGTGAACAGATATATAGCGTGTACAAAGGTGATCAGGTGGTGACAATCGTAACCAGGTGGTGACAAAGATGGTCACATGGACACATATAAATGGCACCAAACGTACACTAAACGTACACAAAACGTAACCACCTGGCACCGCCTGGACACGTATAATTGGCACCACCTGGCACCACATTAACACTATCTGGCACCACATGGACACACATAGGCTAGAAAAAGCTAATCATTTCAACCTTTTACGTGGTTGTGTGTCCAAACGTGTCCAATAGTGTCCAACCGTACACCACCCCCCTGTGTCGTGAGTGGAGAGGGGTGTCTGTTTTAGTATTTAATTTTTTTATTAAATACTTAAATACTAGGTCCAGAGACGGGGGGGTGGTGTACGCGCGGACTCTTTTGGCACCAACCGTACACAGCTCTAAAATTCCCCAACAATATCAACCACTTAC